TTTGGAACTTGCTGAATATATCATGCAGGAGAACACCTTACCTAACATGCATTGTCTACTCGGCTGGCGAGGACAACCTTCTGGAAAGAATATTCCGAAGCAACGTACTGTGTGGATGTACCCACACTCAATAGTACTTCTTGAACTAACGTATCAAGCCCCTGTCCTGAAAATTCTTCAAGAACAGGAATCATTTTATATGTGGAAGGGAATTGACGAGGTATCAGTACCGATCACTAAAATGTTAAAACAGGGTCGCAACACGGGAACTCCAGCTATTGGCTTTGACGCAGATTTCTTTGATGCGTCATGTGCATATGAGATTATTTCTGCCGTATTTTGGATATTAAAAGACTGGTTCGGCAAATCTCATCATAAAATGCTGGATATCATATTTACATTCTTCGTATCGTCTGACCTTCAAGTGGACTTTAAAAGATACTTTGTAGATAGAAAGGGTGGCGTACCATCAGGTTCAGGATTGACGAATCTGATTGATTGTCTAATTCATGATGTTTTATTTCATTATGTTAGATTAAAAGCTGGAATTGCAGAGAACAAATGTAACTCAGTTTACATGGGTGATGATGGTGTTTGGTTCATTCCAGATTTAACTATTTCAATGTTGATTAGTTATGCATCAGAGTTGAATTTCCAATGCTCTTCTTCTAAGAATTCTTTTGAAATCGGTTATGTCTCATTTTGTCAGAGGCATTTCATATTGGATTTAATTGGTGATGATGGTATCGTACGTGGAATAAGGTCAATTACAAGAACGCTGAACAGTATGATGTCATATGAAAGAAATCCTAGAATTCAGGAAAGGGGTCTTTATGATTCATGTAGATATATCACACAAATCGAAGACTCTAAGTACCATCCATTATTCGAAGATTTAATCCAATTTACTATTGAAAGAGATAGTAATCAGTTAGGTACTACACGTATAGATGGACCCCTTGGATTGTTTAGAGAGTTAGGGTTTAGACAATTCATGGATACACGTGGAAGAGGATTTTTGTATACTTCATTCGTTCGAAAGGACTCTGATCTTGTAAGACTTCAAACTGTTGCTAGTATTGAGAGGTTAATGCTTAGTAATAGTGGGCCAG